CCGCCCTTCCTGCGCTATACCCACAAAAATCAACTAAGAAATTCAAAATCTGCTCTTGATAAACAAGATTTCCAAGGGTTGGTGCTAAGAACTTGTTTAGTGCTGAATGACCATTATCTTTAAATCGTCCATGAGTAACCGCATCAACATAACTTGAACCTGCTGGGCGTTGAGCAGCATTAACCAAGCTTAACAAGTCCATATACTTAACACCTTTACCAGCTTCATTAGAACGAATATTCCGAATAGTTTCTGGAGATAACATATCACTCAGTAATTTACCAGCACGATCACCTTCCATTTGGAATACACCAATGTTGTTTTCTCTCATTGAATTCCATACGGCTTCGTCTTCAAAATCAATAAAATCACTATCTGGTGTGGGGAATGGAATCCCTGCTAATTCAGCGGTACGTGAGATTAGCCCTATATTATCTAGTCCTAACACGTCATACTTAATATTCTTTAAATATTCGATTTCTCCCATGTCTATCTGGGTTACTGGATAATCCCAGCCAGAAATAGTCTGTATTCCAAGCGTATCGTCAATGGTATTTGTATCAATAATTATACCTGCGGCATGGCGCCCAAACGAATCGATTACACCAACTACCTTTTTAGCGTCATCAATCAATTGTTGATGTTCTTCATACACTTCGGTTGGGACAACACCATCATCACCAATCTGATTGCGAATCGATTGAATATATGCTGGTTTACCAGCATAACGATCCATACCATCCGCGACTGCTTTAATGGCAGCTTTTAGTCCATAGGTGTTAGCGGTCATAATTGACGCGGCGTGCCATTTAGGATTAGTTAGAATCCATTGTTGCACCCACTTTTGGTCCTTGCTAAATGCGTCTACATCAATATCGGGAAGGCTAACACGTTCTGGGTTCATAAATCGTTCAAAATTCAATCCCAATTTTAGTGAATCCATCTCTGTTTGACCACATAGATAGGCAATCAAAGATCCACCAACACTACCACGTCCAGGGCCAAAATGAATACCATGCTCTTTAGCCGCATTGATAATATCTTGGTGTGATAACATGTAATCAATCGCACCATTATGCTTATAGACACTATATTCATGATTAACACGATTAATATACGCTTGGCGTTCATCTGTAGGGAGCTTATCTATACCTCGTTTTAGTAGTCCGTTTTTAATTCTTTTTTGAAATTCTTGTTCTGGATTATCATATAATTGAGGATACTTAGGATTTCTGTCTAATTCGAAATTCTCAACGGAATTAGCAATATCAACAGTGGCGTCCAATGCCTTTTGGATGCTCTCTTGTGTTAATACTCCCTGTTTGTTGAATTCATCAACCATCTCAGAACGAGTCTTACACCACAACTCGAATTGGTCATCATTGTCATAACCATTTCGCTTGCCCTTCTTAATAATCTTGCGCAAACGATCATGGTCCTGATCCAAAGCATGAATGTCGTTAGAGGCAATAAGTTGTAGATTATACTGATTAGCATAATCTTGTAAAACACTGTTTAATTCTGCTTGTTCCACGTTGTCATGAGGTTGGACCTCAAGATAGACATTATCACGATTATTTCGAGCTAAGTCTATCCATTGTTGTAACACATTATTACGATTTCTTTTCTCTTCATCGCTCACGTCAGAAGAAACTAGGTTTTGAGCAATTGGTCCAGCAAGACAAGCAGTTGTTATAATAATATTTCCGTTTGAGACAACTCGTTGAAGCTCTTCAAAAGTGATTCTTCCGTGGTAATAAAAGTGTCCATCTTCACGATTAAATGACTTTGAAGACAGTCGATTAATCTCCTTAACGCCATCATAATTTTTGGCAATCAAAATAGTATGATATCCACGATTTTTATCTTCTAAATCCATCGTAGTATAGCCTTCCATGCCATGAATGTACTTTAACCCTGTTGATTCAATGTCTCGTTTCCTTTGAACCCATCCGCTGATATTTCCGTGATTGGTAATACATACCGCTGGTAAATTATATTTCTTTGCATATTTGATATAATCCTTAGTACTCGTCACAATTTCAAAATACCCACCAGCATTCGAAAAATAATCGTGTTGATGTAATGATATCCAATAATTGTAGCTCATTTAATTACCCCTTAACTTATGCCGCAATCTTATTATTCGTGTGTTCTTCTAAGCAAATAACTCTTTCATAAGTGTTTCGTCACTTCGTTCCTTATTGTCAGATTTAAATAAATCCAGAATATTATTACCCTTATCTTCAATCTTAAATTTCGGCTGTGTTTCGCAAATCAATGTCTTCTCTTGCTCCAAAAACTTATCAGATGTATGATATGCGCATAATTTTTTATCATAATAATCATCTGGATTATAATGATGATTCACATCAGCAAAACTATCTTGCGCATCTGGTGATAATTGTTCTAACTCAATGATTTCATCACATTGTTTTTCAATCTTTTCCAATAAAGCATTGCAGTCTTTTTCATTAATATCTAACTCAATGTAATAGTTAGTCACATAAAATTGGTCTTGAACTTCTTTGGGAAGGCTATCCATATTATTCGCAAGTGAAGCAATTTGAATCAATTTTCTTGCTTCTTCTTTATCTATACCTAATTTCTTTAACTTGGTTTCCAATTTCTTTTGCATTTTTAGAACCCAAATCGAACGTTCTTGCACACTGGTATTCCATTTACCATTTTCTTGCTTATAATGGACAGTTACATATTTCATCATGTCAAAGCGTGCTTTGATTTTTTCATAAGGAATGTTTTCCTGTTGGTGAATACCAATGGAATATAGCATTAATTGCATAGACTTTTCTGGCAATTTTGATTTAGAGAAACTAGATTTACTAGAAGACTTATAATCTACTAAAACTACATTACCCTCTTTGTCGATGTATTCAGTATCGATATATCCGACAAATACATAATGAGGCTTCTCTTTTGTCCCACCAACCTTAGTCATAACGGGCAATTCTGTATGAAATTTACTTCCTTCCGGAATATTTGTATGAGTAAAGTAATGACCGAGATTTCCAATATAACCTTGTTTAATCTTCTCGGTGTCAAATCTTAAGCCATCGGGGTCATTTTCCCAACGTTTTACGAAGTTATCCCATAAGGATTTAGCTGAAGTTAAATCAAATTCTTTTTTAGTTAGCCCTTCGGTAATATCATGAACCTCACTACCAAAAATCGTGTAAACATTATCTATTCGTGGCACATCATGACGGAGGTATAAATGCACATATTCCTGAATACAATTGTGAAATGTTTGAAGCCTACTAAAGCTCCAAATTCTATCTACGCCGTATTTCTTTTCTAAAGCTTTTCTTTGTTCTTTACTTAATCTCAACTGACAACTTTCCTCCATTTCAATAAGTGATCCCAAATCACTTTGCCCTTATCTATTGGCGAGTCTTTTTCACCTAAAATATTGTAACTATCAAATATATAACTTGTTTTGCGGAACGGAGAGAACTTCTTAGCTTGACTCAAAATATATTCTTCTCCCTCTTTCTCCTTAGTCATTACGTCATGATCAAATGCAATAATTACTTCCCCATCGACAGGTAACTTGCGTAAAATAAAATCAATTTGCTGTTCGCTGATTGAGTGTCCACCCAAGGCAACTGACACCCCATCTCCTCGGCTCAAAGTAAACTCCTTTAATACTGACTTTTCAGCCTCAAATAAGATTATCCGTTTATGATCATTAATATTTTGACAAGACTGATTATATCCATACAGATTTAATAGCTTGTAATAATCCTTAATGTAATTCAGATACTTTGGTGTCCCTGTTATTTCAAGTTCGGCTTTAGACATAGTTGATCGCCCTTGAATACCCACAACTTTGTCAAATTCATTCCAGTCATAATGTGGGAAAACAACTCGATCTAAGTGTGGATCGTACATAACATCAAAACGCCTAGCAATATCCGGGGAAATACCTTCTTCAATTACCGATGCATGAATTCCGTTGACAAATTTATTTAAAACCCCTTTGTCGTATAACTTATTATTTGTTATCCGACGATGTTGAGTATTAGAGTTTTTCGACAACTTCTTTAATGTCACCAATGGATCAAATGAGTTGGCAGCATGCTTGCTGGATAACCCCAATAAGCTATGGATATAGCTCATCACTTCATAAAATTGCTTTTCAAGAACAACGCCTAGGGCTCCAAAGATATCCCCGGAATACCCCAATTCAAATAGCGATGTATTTAATGAATTATTTAGTTTAATCATGACACCCGTAGGATTAGTGTAGTTAGGCAAGGCGCACCTAATTTCTTCGGCTCGCTCCCGGAAATCATGAAATCCAGCATTGCGTAAAATTATGTAAAGTCTTTCTGTATCAGCTAGTATGTATTCCTTTAATTCCTTTGCCTGCAAGCTTCTAACCCCTTTCACTTGCGTTACTATATCAAAAACGGCATAGGCGAGTCACAGAATTGCATCTGTTGGTAACAATTTTTTGTTTAATTTTTCAAGCAAAAAAACGCCCAGAATTTCTTCTGAGCGTTTTATAAAACTAAGATTTTACAAACTAATATGTTATGCAGCGATTCTTTGGCCGACCCAGATATAGTTAGCGTTTCGAATTCCGTTTACTGCTTGTAAATGAGATACAGTAGTTCCGAGCTGTGCAGCAATTCCGCTTAGCGTTTCACCATATTTAACATAATGAACTTTTTGAGTTGCTTGTGCGTTACCACTCACCTTTAAACGTTGCCCAGGGTAAATAACTGAGTTAATGCTTAATCCATTATTAGCAGCAAGTGTGTACATATTCATTCCATATTTGTTTGCAATGGACCAAAATGAATCGCCGTAGCGTACTGTGTAATATTGTGCACTAGGTTGAGCTGGCTTTGGTTGTGCGGGGGTGGTGTTAACCTTGTTTGAAACAGATTGACCATCTCCTTTATCAGCAACACGAATAACTTGACCTGGGTGAATTACATCATTGATGGTCTTGCCATTCAGTTGTGCTAAAGCGTTCATTTCCATGCCATAACGATTTGCTATTGCCCACCAGCTATCACCAGATCTCACGGTGTAGTTATGAGTATCTTTATGAATTTGCTTACCTTGTTCCGTTGCAGGAGTTTCGGTCTTTGGCTTTTGTGAATTCCCATTGACGTAACCATTATCGGTAATACCAGTAAGGTCAACGTTACCGTCAAGACCTCCAGCCACATATGTGCTAGTGAATTGGAATATACCAATATTATCCCATGATGGGAAATAGTTATAGTTTGGATAACGCCGTACAGAATAATCTGGATATTGAGCCATCCAAAGTGGGTACCTATCGGAAATAGCTTTTAAATTAGTGTTATTTTGAAGATAGTTCTTGTATCCATAAACTACTGCGGTATGCCCCGACTGTTCGATTTTTTCACAAGCATAAAGAATAACATCAGTATTCTGTGCTCCTGATTCTACATCTAAAGCTACAATCGAACCTTTATTTCCATTTGCTCCCTTAGGCGTCTGGACTTTAGGTAAGAAATAATTCAATACATGATCGGCTTTTGCATACGTAGTAACGTTTTGCCACCAAATATAAGTGTGCGCGCGTTGACCTCTAGCTATTGCCGTTGAAGTTTGAGTGGGGTACGTCCATTGTTCATAGACGTTCCAACCATTTGTGGTCCCCCCGATTTGATTGATGACGAATTTTTCATCGCCATATCCTTGCTTCCCATAAGTACCTTGATAGACTGACTGATCTATTCCTCTGTCGCCCTTGGCGGCAGATACATTCGTTGCACCACCGAAAATCGGTGTTAACAGAACCATCAGCCCAGTTGTCAGTAACACTTTTTTAAAGAATTTATTAAGCAAATTAATTGCCCCTCTCGGTTAATAATTTGCCTCCTTAATAAATTCCTCCTTAAGTCAAATTTTGCTAGACTACAATATCGCCTATTAAGAGGTCGATTTTATTTTGAATAAGCCTTCCTATATCATCTCCAGTTACAGTATACGGAATGCGTAATAAATTTATATTATGATCCTCACAATATTTGTTTTTAATCGCATCGTGTCTACTATTGCGTCTAAAACTTTCAATGCCACCAAAGAACTCTACTGGTTGATAGTGCTGCATTCCGTCATATTCTATGATGAGGTTGACAGATGGAATATAAAAGTCAAATGGGAGAGAGTGTTTATCTTTGCAGCCTGGGAATTTCTTTTGCGGAATGTAAAAATACCCGTTTCTCTTCAACCAATTCTCAATCGACAATTCTCCATGCGAACTTCGACATCTTGGGCATCGCTTGTCCGATAAAAAGGAATATGGTTTAATCTCCCAAATATTTCCGCACTTATTATGTCTCATTCGTATTTTTGTTTGAGCTGTGACATATTCTCCTAAAACGGTATATGATTCTTCTTCTAACTCATAAACTTCTCTTCGGAATATTTCAGTATTCTTTTTTAAGACCCCAGAGCATTTCGGACACCTGGCTCCCCTTAAAAAGGAATATGGTTTTATTCCCCACTGGTAACCACAAACATTATGTCGCATCATAATCTTATTTTGCGACCTTGTATAGGCTGTCATCACCACATATTCATCACCGACCAAATTCTTAACCTCTTTGCGGAAATAATCAGTGTCTTTATTTTGAATATTATGTTGACACTTGGGACATCTCACATCACGATGGATGAAATTCGCTGGTCTTATTTTCCATTCATACTGGCAGTAATTATGACGACATAAAATTGGTGTATGTGCTCCTTTATATTCACCAACAAAGATGTACTCATCTCCAACTAATTTCTTTATTTCTTCATCAAAATCTTGTTGTGATATACACTCATTTTTACGGATGCAAGTGCTACTTGGGCATCGCTTGCCCGATAAAAAGGAATATGGTTTAATCTCCCAAATATTTCCGCACTTATTATGTCTCATTCGTATTTTTGTTTGAGCTGTGACATATTTATCAAGAGGTGTATACTCATTACCTACAAGATTCTTCACTTCGTATAGAAATTCTTCGTTGGTTTTCTTTGTGTTTCGTCCTAGATTTTGATTCCTACAGTTTGGGCATGTACCATTTTTACTTCTTAGAACACTTTTTGGTGTATTTTCATAGGTAGTCCCACATTTATGCCAAAATCGGATTTTAGTTGTTTTATTAACGTATGGGCTCAGTCGTTTAACGTCTCCGGCAAAATGTTGTTGTAGTTCTAGATCAAACTCTTCATTGGTTTTTCTTCTACTCATTAATACCTCTCTTTCTCGTTTCAACAATAATGATCATATCATGGACGTGCTTATTTTCGGGCCTTTTTAACAAATTTCTGAGATTATTTCCAATAAGTAATCCGAATCTTAGGCTTTTTCCAACCATCTGCTGATCCCGCATACCATAAGTATCTGACTCCCGCTGTATCACCAGCTCGACACGTAATTCCTTTAACACTACCGTCTCTAAAGTTATCTCCAACCCAATTTGGAAGGGTTATCCATTGTCCCTGATCTCTTCTGCTATACCATGCGCGAGCAACTCCAAAATTGGTTTCAGAATACTTAGATTGCCACCCCGGTGCATTGTGGAGGCCGAACACTCCTTGTCCACCGTTATAATTCATAGAATGAAGACAATGCATATAAATTTCGACTTTATCTATTTTGGCTCCTCGAAGTGTATTTTGAATATTACCCCAGTCAAAGTAGATTTGAGCGCTTTCATCGCCCCAATCATAGGAGTCATGATACGGACGGTAACAGCCTTGTGTTGGACGATCTGGTCTAACTAAAGCCGACCATCCTTTAGCAGCTCCCCATGACCAGAACGACTGTACACCGGTACATTCCCAGGTCGTAATTTTACGCTCCTCCAGTAGGTTCAACCATTCATGACCATTCCAAATTCTTGCACGTGGTGGAATCCATGTATGTCCATTGGAAATGCGAACATTGCCACCACCAAGTTTAATCCACTCTCCGTTGGCTCCTCTATATTTTACAAATGGCATTTATAATCACCCCCTAAATACCAATCCAAACTGATCCTACGGGAATATCTCCGCTGGGCTGTTCGTCTTGCATAAATAATCTTCTATTATGATCACCGATGTAAGGAGAATGATTAAGCTTAACCGCTTCATGATTTGCTCCAACAGCAAATTGAGCAACAACTTCAGAAGTATTCCAATTCCCAACTGCTAAAGAACCTTGATCCCAAGTTGGCTTAAAGAATCCTACCCCTTTATCAAAGTTTCCGGTCTTTTCATCATATGTCTGGAAATTGAGTTGAGGTTCGTTAGCCCTAATCCAATGACCGCCTCCATATTGGACAAAATTTCGATCTTGGTTAAAGGTAAATGGTGGTAATTTATACTCTTTGCCACCTGTTTGAATATGAACATCACCAATATCGGTTGCAACAACTTTAGCAGTCCAATTATTATTCTTATCAAAAACCAATCCTGTTTCTGTATTTTCGCCATCTTTAATATTGAAATGAATATTCCGTTTGTCCATTCGAAGACCGCTATACTTAGTATCATCGCTATTAATCTTTAAGAAACCTGAGCTGTCAATCCCATCAAGTTTATCAGCATCTAACCCCGATCCACTACCTACATTGGCTTCAGTAAATATCTTTTTACCATTAAAAGTAGGATTATCATTACCCCAAAAATGTAAGTTAGTGTCTGCATCTCCAATATGGATATTATTATTGTCGTCAATAGAGGCTAAATTGTAGTCATGACCATTCTTACCTCGAAGTTTGTATTTCGCTCCAAACTTAATTGAAAGATCACCATTAACCGTATCTCCCCACTTGAACAAATATCTATTGTCACTATCTTTTTTTAAGCTTTCCAACCCACTTTGTGAGTTGTCAGATACATTATTTATTTTGGAATTTAACTCATTAATTGCCCCAGTCATATTCTTTGAATCTGTTTGGAGTTTTGAAATATCACCAAGAATATTGTTAATATTCGTAATGGTATTTCGCAAATCAACACCGCCAGATCCCCATCCAGACTGATTACTTCGTGAGACAGTATTTTCTAAAATTACTCCGTTAGGACTTATTACTTTATAGAAAGTCAATTCTGGATTGTTCTGATCACCAATTGATGTAACTGTCAGAATAGATTCCTTATCTCCTGGAATGTTTCCGGGCAAACCTCCTACTCCTTTAATTCGGTACACCCCAGTATGTTTTATGTCTCTATAATCACCGCTTGTGATTAGCTTTCCCTCAAAGCCTAATTCTCTAAAAGTTCCAATTTCATTATTATTTGAATCTAGGACTCTAAGAGCCTTGTCGTCCGTTACGAAATGATATTCATCATCTGCAACTAAATATTTTGCTCTTTTTACAGCCATTTAATACCCTCTCTCTACTCTAGCGTTAATGTATTATCGGTTAAATTTCCACTATCATCTGCAAATTTAGTAACGCCACCAGTTAACTTATCTTTATCTTCATCGTTAACAACCAATGTTTTCTTTCTTGTTGATCCAGAAGATCCAGTGACAATTAGCTCAGCACCATTCCCATACATATCGCAAATTTGAACTATATCGTCTTTACTTACCCAATCATGTAAGTGTTCTGGTAATGTACATGTTTTTTCAGTGTCATTCACTCTAACAATACATTTATATCCGGCAGGGTCTTCCACCACAACACCAGTTTGAAATTGAGGTCCTGAATTACGTTGTGCTTCATGCTGAGCTATTGTTCGCATGGCTTCTAATAATCCTTTTTGTTGTTCGCTAACTTCCATTCTTCCACCCCTAATCAACTATTTGAATTCGATGAATATCTGGATGAAATTTATAGTTAGCATATTCTTTAGGAACAACAATTAAATTATGATATGGGAACCAATAATCACTTGCAGCACCTATAGTTGGCTTTTGACCTTGATTATCTTTTTTAGCAATAAATACTAAATCTAACGGGCGCCAACTTTGACCTTCACGAACGGACACGGCATCACCAGCCTTATAGCTAGTAGCTCCATTCCATTCACCCTTAAAAATAGCATTTAATCCTATATCACCCTTGTCACCCTTACTAGATGCTCTTCTATAATGATCGGAATCATTATCTGGTGTATGTTGCCTATCCGCTACCACATCTTTTGTAACAATATATAGCGCACCTTGATATGTTATAAGATTATGTTTCTTAAACTTCTTCGTTGCGTCCCATTCACCTACATAATCAAAATCGTTAACGTAGGTATCCCATTCTTTCTGCTTTTCAAGAATATACTTTCTTACATTCCCATCAAAGAATGTCTCAATTTCTACAATTGCGTCCTGAAGTTTATTCATGGTTTCAGGTGTAATCATATAATCTTGTAGTTGGGCACTTAATGCGGAAATTTGATTTTGTTCATCATTTGTTAGTGTTGTCTTTTGTTTTAATCTCTGCAATTCTAGTGCATTTGCAACTTGATTTGCCGGAAGATCAAATAATTCTCTAAATACATCTATCTTTTGCGGAAAAGTAGATCTCGACATTTAATACAACTTCCTCTCATATGTATTAATGTCCTCCTCAATAAAATCTACTCGTCGAACTTAATTTTAAATCCTAATGAATCAGTTGTTGCCGTCTGATTGTTAAACACATCTTCTGGACTAAGTGGCCTGTCATATAGATTAAGCATATGATTTCCACCAATAGAACATGTGTCTACATCTGTAGGATCATTTAAGAAATCCCAAATTGGCATCTTTTGCATTTCATCAATTACCTTATCGAAGATTTGACCTGCCGATTCAGTAATAGGTAATGCTTTGTATAGAAAGTTCAAATTTAAGTTACTTTCTTTTTCTAGTCGCTGAAACATGTCATGAATACCTTTTAAGTCTCCAGCCAAATAATACATAGCACAAGCAATAAGATACGCAGCTACATAGTCATCTGATGTACTCTCCCATGTTCCGTTTAGCTGGTTTCTAGCTCGCTTAATTAATGCTTGCTTCTTAGCTTCCCTGCTTTCAAATCCCGTTATCGTTACATAACGATCTTTTCCACCATGAAGTAATTCTGCAAATCCTTCTTTGAACCACACAGGCATATCCATCGTCTTAACAGCACCATAGAAATCATTACAAACTGCATGAAACATTTCATGTCCGAGTACACGATCTGCATAATCACCTTTAGATCTACCAACGTCACCATTTTCATCCTTAAGATTAAGCTTTTCAAAATCTCGAAGGTCGATTTCTAGTGTTTGATTTCTGGAAGTGTTATATGCGGTTGTCTCTGCTTGCCAACCACCTTCTTCGTCAACAACAAATCGGATACTCAAGTAATTCTTTCCATCGGCGGAAATACCATATGCATCTTTAATTCTTTCTTCGGGAAGTGACAGCCATCCTAATTTATTGATACCATTCTTGATAGCTGCAACAATTGGCATATCTGCCTCACCATAATCTGGCTTAACAAAGTACATTTTATGAGCATCAATTGACATGATCCCATCGACATCTAAGTCAATTTGGATAGTATCAATCATATATTGATATACTTTTTTTGTTACAGGATTGGTGACCAGAATAACATCATTAGGTTGTAAGAAGTAAACTGGAGCAACATCAATACTTACTTTTTCTTGAAAATGTGCCGCCTTCCACATTTCATATCGTGCTTGAGACACACACTGTAAATCATTGGTAAGATCACTATTTTGAATAACTTTTGTTCTAGTTCCGATAGCATCTATATTAAACTCGCTATTTGTATCAGTAATTTTTACTGAACCTTTAGGTGTATAGCCTGTTTTGGTTGATGTGGACCCAATAACAACAAATCTGTTCTTAACGTTCTTTAAGTCGTAACTTTCTTGAAATGATAGGGTGAGATCTGCTCTATCTTGTGAAGTTGCATCAAATTCCCATTTAGGCTTAGGAATTTCTTCTTCCTTTTGAATGGGCAACTTACGATATTCAAATTGACCAAGAGAATTATAGCCACAGATAAAATCCATGTACATATCACGAAAGTCTTCAATGATATCATTGATTGAAGTTCCCGGTTCCTTTTCGTAATCGTACTGAAGGATTTCTTCACCATTACTGGTGTACATATACCCAAAATCTGTTTCTCCCACTAATTCCATGATTCCTCTAATAGCATCACTCATAGGTGTTCCACGCTTTATTTTGAGTTTATTTTCTAGCCCTTGGCCGTCCCATAAGGTCATTTTGTCAGCTAACGTAACTGATATTTCACGTGTTGTTTTATCAAAACGTAGAGAGGATTCGTTAACCCAAAACGTTCCTAGTAAAAAGTTAACTGCCTCCCTGGGGAAACGAGATAAATCAACAACTCCTTGATAGACTCTAAACTTCTTATCGAACCAAAAAACACTTTTGTTATTTGGCATATATGAAGGATCAACAACCATCTTCAAAGTTCCCGTTCGTCGTATCAATGAGGTTGCATCATAATTAATAGTTCCACCAGTTGTTTTTCCAGTAATAGTATCAATTATGGAGCCATCATTATCCAACACTTGAATAGTTGTTTGAAGGTTGCGAATTGGTTGTCGTAAAACACTTGCTGCTCGACCACTTACTTTTTCTTCAAGCCCATTTACAATATTCGATAACGTTTCATTGTAATTGGGCTTTTTGTATTTCAGTGGCATATTTTATCCCTCTTACTTCAAATTATCTCGTTCATATAAGAATGAATTTCTATATCTAGTTCTAGATTGAATAGAACCATCTTCAGCAATATATTCCTGATTCCACTTAATATTCCCATCTTCATCGTATGTGTAGACAGATTTACCTGCATCAGCAATTAATCCCGCTTTTTCCATGGTGTTGTAATCTAATTTACCTATTTCAGTGAAATCAAATGTTACCGTAGAAATAGCTTCAAGACTTTCATCTTTCGGAGTAGTTTTAATATTATGTGTTGCACAAACAATAATATCTCCATCTTCACGACGAATTACCTTTGTTTGTCCATCATTAAGGAAGTCAATAACATTAGTTCTATTAATGTATTCGGCGTGTGGATCAATTTCGTTTTCATAACCAAATTCTTGTTGCGGAGTAAGTGGTAAGAACGAAACTGTACCAGTTCGATAGTTTGCATTTCCAAACGTCACTATTGGATATTGACCATTAAGCGGCACACTGGTACTCGTGTTAGAATTCCAAACTAAATCCGAGAACTTGAAGTCGATGTTCATTGAATAATTCGAACCTAGATTAGAAATAAAGGAGCCATAAAACTTGCTATCAATTGGTGGGCCAACTTGTAAGTCACCTTGAATTTCATTGGCTAATGGAACAACTGCATATTCATATGTTTTGCCATTTTCAATGAATCTATCAACTACCGTATAAAGGTTATAATGGTCATCATAATCAAATTGCGCTACTAATTGCCAATCCGTATTCGTGCTCATGTATTCTCGACGATAACATTGTATTTTGGTGACAATATGACCAGCTCCGTCAATACTCCCAGCTTCAAGAGAATTATTAAACTTAGCGTCCATAATAGTTTTCAGATTCCATTGAGCTGGTTTGGTTTGTGAATCATCTAAAGTTGTATCCACACTAATAAACATTTCATCATACATTCCAGCCCCCATCATAACCTCGTCAATCTCAGAGGTTGGAATAGGGGTGTCATAAAATTGTTGGTCAAATCCATAGTTAAAATAATCGACACCTATAATCAAAAGACCCTCACCTCTTCACTATTTATATTTTTGTAAATAATCATTGTAAAGCTCTTGAAGACCATCTAATGTCAGCTTAGTATCATTAAAATCAATTACTTCACGTAAAATAAAACTATATACAAGGCTGTATTGGGTTAGTTTCAATCGACCATCATCAAGCGTCATAGCACCACTTTTAATCTCCGATAAGGTATCATTAATTCTTTGCTCATATTCGGTACGATAGATTTCATACTTAGCTTCAGACTCACGTTCTGCCTTTGCTAATTCCTTCCAGTAGTTAATCATTTCAGTATTTTCAAAGTAGTCCCAATATTGGTCGTCAATTTCCATCACTCGATCGCGTAGTTCATTTTGTCCTAAAATACGTGCTCTGGCGTCAGATATTGCTTGCTCTACCTTAGTGATGTATTGTTGCCAATGTTCATCGTGGATTTGTTGGAGCCTTTGTCTTGCAGCGTTAATTTTTGCTTCTGCTGCGTCTATCATTTGTTGAGTTTCTTTAGTTATTTCACCGTACTGAGACAATTCTTCTCTGGATAACTCTTCATTCCAATCATCATCTTTGAATGTCTGATCAGGAACTATCTTTATTTCAACTCGATATTCCTTAACATATACAAACATATAGAAAGGACGCAGTTTTAAATCCTTAATTACATTAGAACGTGTCCTGGATTTAATCTGTCCAAATTCTTTTTCACAGGTAATATAATCATCATGTTTATAGAACTTTATATGCTGTCCTCTATCTTCGGCTGGCGAGAAGTCTAGGAATAATCCATTCTGAACATTCATTACCCAGAACTTTCCGATCCAGTCACTCGCTTTTGCCATTGCTAACTTGGTATAAATTAAAGGATTTTCTTTTGGCACAAAAACATAGTCATCTTTCCAATACGTATAATTGTCAGCATTATCATTCTTCCGTTTAGGAATGTAGGCACGAGCTGACGTTCCCAACAATTGTTTTAGGAAAAGGTCAACAACTATTTGTCCGTCATCTTTATTCATTGTTGGCTGAATAATACCCGATACAGATGGCGTGATATATTGAGCGGTAAACTCTTGAAGTTGCTCATAAATAATTCCGTGCTCTGTTACTACCTTCAATCCAATGTAATATAATTTACCTTTTTTTATATTTGAAACACGTTCTGAAAATCTTGTTGGAGAATTTCTTTCCGGCTTCCGAATTGGATATTTAACTAAAGCAACATGTCTTTGATCGTAAAGAGTATATTGATATGACGTAACAGGCTCATTTTGTGCTTGCGTATAAATAGCCGACATTAATACATCATTCGTATAGATAAATTGATGTTGGTCAATCGTATCAAATAGAATTCGTGGTGTTGTATAACACGTAAATTTAATCTCTGGTGACCACTCAGAATAGCCATCTTTGAGTTTAACGCGAACTTTTGCTAGATATGCCGTGCCATTGTTCAGAGTTGTACCTAGTAAAATGTGGTTTTTATCTAGCGACACTTGATCCTTTTCATAGACAGGTTTTGTTCCCGGTCCATCTTCACGAATTGATAATGTATTCGTTGTCGTATGCTCTGCGCCCAAATACGTAAACGTGAATGTATATGAATTCTTCGCATCGTAATTAGACGCCTGATTTAGTATTGGTTGCGTCAACCAATTCAGCTCCTTTCTTTTTATTTTTGATATGTACAACCAAGAAGTAAATCTTGGTTAAATTAAATATGTTTACGTTATGAATTAGTCTATGTTAACTGATGTAGTTTTATGGATTTCACCTGGCAACTCTTCATTTTTATTGTTGGAATCATAACTTCCAATCCAATTCTCACCCTTTTTTATCTGATGTGAGTAACCATCATCAAGATCACCAGTTCCAATAATTAATTTATTCCCATCTTTTACAATATATTTCTCAGCCCTATCAGAGAATTCCTTATTGTATTTATCTTTATTATTCAATATTTCTTTTACTCGTTTTATTCCACCATTGTGCTGATAGACAGTAACCACCTCGTTTCGATGTTCTTGGTTACCGAAAATATAATAGAACGTACCTTCTGTCCAAGGTCCTCTATACGGTTTTTCTCTAAAATGATATTTATAAACCTTGTTTACTAAAGGATGTTCTGTGTAAAACTGTTGTTGTTCCCTATACTGGTCTATAAAATCTTTTCCACCAGCAATCGCACATATTAGTATAAGAAAACAAAGAACAGTCATAATTTTATGGTCAATCATAAACTCTTTTATTTTTTTCACTTTTAATTCCTCCATAGAACAAATAATGTACCTTTAACATATTCCCATATCTAATACAGAAAAGGAATAAAAGATTAAAAATTATGTACAACCAAGGTTGTCCCTTGGTTAGTTTGACTACATTTTCTTCGTTGCGTATTGTTTTGCTACTTGAGGTAATGTCTTAAGAGCCTCTGCAAAATCATTGGCATCCTTAACATTAGGTAATTCAAGATTGATAGTATCGATATGAACCGATTTATCATTTCCATCACCATATGCATTGCGAATACCATTTGGTAGATTAAGAGCTTCTCTTAATTGCTTTCCAAAAATCTCGCCTAGATCTTTTGATACAGCTTTAAACTGATCTCCAAATCCTTTAACGATTGTTTCATAGCCTTGTGTTACCTCTGGCTTAACGCTTCGTTTGTAATCATTAATTATGTCGCTATTCTTCTTTTCATAGTCATTGTAGGCTTTGATAATATCCTCAACTTTTGCAATATCAAAAGTAGGAATATCTTTAAGAATAAACTTATATGAATCATTTAACTGTTCGAGCCGTTTTCGAGCTTCTTCCTGATTAATCGAACCGTCTTTGATACTATTAATAGTTTCACTGACTTTTTGAATGTAATCATTTCGGTTGGAAATCTTAGACTCTTCAAGAGCTTGTTTTGCAGAGTTGACAGCTCTTTGTGCCTCTTCTACATTTGCTTGGTCAGCAATGTATGTCCAGTTAAACTTGCCGTCCTTATCTTTTTCAAGGTAACGGACGTCTTTTTTATTTATAGTGTTATCAAGTTTTTGTTGAGCAAGTGCCAAATCAAGTTGCTTGTCAACGTAATCAGCTTCCGCCTTAGACATTCTCTCTTGGGCGTCGAGAGCAGCTATACGTTTTTCAACCGTCTTATCTTCCAACTCAACAATCTTTAACCGCATTTCCTCAAGACGAAGTTCTTTTTGCATGGGGTTATACCATACATCTTGGTCAAACTTAGCCTGATCAGCAGTCATTCCCTTGTTAACGCTCTTTTCGAATTCCTTTTGAATGGAGTCAAGAGTTTGGCCAAACTCGTTTTTACTTATATCCATAAGCGAAGACATAGTGCTATCAAGTGAAGTTTGATATTCGTCAATCATTGCCTTCAATTGATTGTATTCATAGGAATTCTTTTCGTATCCAGATAATTCGTCCCGAAGTCTTTGAAGCAAATCAAGGTAATTATTGTACTCACGGTAAGTGGAAGCATATTGCTGATTTATAATGGCCGCCTGAGTAGAACCCTCTAAGTGAAGGGTGTCGGCAATACTTACCAAAGTACTTATTGTGTCACTAGCACGTTTATACTCATCAATTTGCTTATCAATAAGAGACTTTTCATACTCAAAACGATTCTTAACAGCGTCCTTAATGCTATTTTGGGCATCAATAACATTCTTTTCGTACTCTGCAATTTGGTCAGTTATCGTTTTAAGCTGTTCAGTAGTCATATCTGGATTCTTAGCTTGTTCACGTAAATCATTGATCGCCTTTTGATCGGCTTCAATCATGGACTTGTAAACTTTTTCCTGGAGTTCTAATTGCTTATAGATCATTTCAGAATTAATTGCTTCTTTTTGTTCAGCAGTATTAGCTTTGCCCATTAAACGGTTGTACTCAGCCTTTAATTCATTCATTTCTTTCTGATAAGCAATTGAGGACTGTACATACTCTTGGTTATGAGTAAGATTAGGAACTTCAATCTTGTCAGATTCAACAGATACATTGTATTTAACATCAATAGCTCCAACTTCATTACGCGTACCTCTAGCATAGTTAATTGCCATCGAAAGCATATCGTTATACTTTTGTGCCTCAATTTGAAGTTGATCATTAGCTACTTGGGCTGTTCTATCAACATTCTTTCTCGCAAATTGATCTAGAGCATTATCTAATTGACGTTCTAATGAAATCTTGTCGGCGACACTCTTTTCATAAGCAGATTTTTGATTGAGGTTAACAACATCAAAATTACTACTCATAAGGTCGTTATAAGATGTTCCACTTAATAAACCATCTTGAAGATTTGTTACATTATTCTTTAGCCGGTCAATACTATTGCTGAGGTTATCAGTATATTTAGACAAGCTTTCAATAATAGAATTAAGTTGAATATCACGAATACTCTTCTTCAATTCATCAATAGAATCAAGATTTTCCATGATCGCATCACGAATTTGACTTAAGGAATCAGCTAAATTCTTTGCATTATCGGCATCTTTTGTACCAACAAAATTAGCAACACTTAATTGATTAAATTCAGCCAACAACTGTTGAACCGCCTCGGACTTAGCATAGATCTGATCAGAATCATTCTTTAACTTCATACGATAATCACTATCTTCTAGTGAATTACCTTCACGTTCAAGAATATTTTTCTGATTATCAATAGCAGTAGTCACAAGCTCTAATTCACGTTGTAACTTTTCAACCATCTTTTGATCTTTAGTGTTGTTGTAATCTTGTTGATTCTTACCCTGTTGCCAAATATCTGTTTGCAACTCATCAATCTTCTTTGTAGCCTCAGAAAAGTTTTGATAAGCAGTTTGATATTTACCAAGTAATTCATCAACTTTACTTGCATTATCACCTGTAATATCCCTTGCATGGTTCAGATTAGTAATCTGATTCCCATTTGTTTGGAAACCATACTTATGCAATTCATTAAGTACATCAGTAATTTGTTGCTGGTAGGCGCCCTGCATAGTTCTTTGATATGCAATTTGCTTATTATCTAAGTCAATTCTCTGCTTTGAAAGATTAATAAGTTTGTCCATGTCTTCATCAGCTTTAGTTACTGCATTTTCAAGGTTTTGAACTTTTTCATCAAGTGGCAAGCCTGTGTAAAGTTCATTCCCCATGTAACGCCAATAATCTTCGCTAACTTTTTGGGTAGAATCAGAACGATCCGTTGTGGCAATTCCACTTACTTTGTCACCATTAGTTGCAGAATTTGTATCAACACCCATATTAGCAGCACCATTATCTACGGCCATATTCATAGCGGTATTTCCTGCAACGACAGACATAGAAGTCATAGGACTGACTGGCTGTGAATTTTCTGGGGTAATAGCCATTGATTTGGACTTGCTACTCTTACTACTTACCGTAGTTTCATTCTTTACAACATTAATATGGACTGTTTTATCAGGGATACGTGCTAAAGCACCTCTAACTTGGCTAATGCCGGCCATTGCTGCACCAACATCGGCTTTAATATGAATAGTTTTATCCTTCAAAGAGTTTCGAGCAGACTTAACTCTATTAATTGGACCAGTAGCATTATCGTTAGCTGTTATAGTAATAGCCTTATCATGAAGAGCAGATAAAGAACTCTTAACTTGATTAATTACTTGCTGGGCATTTCCAGAGGCGGTGATATTAATCTTTGCGTGAATTCCACTAACAGCACCCTTAATCTTTGATACTAATCCACTAGTATCAGCAGATACTTTTACTTTGGCATTTATGCCATGGACAGCACTGGTAATCTTACTCTTCAAGCTACCAGTATCAGCATCGATTTTTACTTTTGCCTTTGTATTTTTACCTATACCTTTAAGCTTACTTTCTGCACCTTTTGTATCTGCGTCAACTTTCACTTTAGCTTTGGCATTTTTCCCAATATGTTTTATTTTGCTTTCAGCACTCTTAGTATCAGCATCTGCTTTAACTTTAACTTTATTGTTTTTATTTCTGCTAAAGGATTTAAGTTTTTTATCTATTTCTTTTGTGTCGGCGCTAACTTTAATTTTCGCCTTATTGTTTTTACTTTTACTTAATGTTTTTAGTTTCTTCTCAACGTCTTTTGTATCAGCATCAACCTTAACCTTAGCCTTACTTTTGCCTTTGCCAAGATCTTTAACTTTCTTTTCGGCAGATTTAGTGTCGGCATCAACTTTTACTTTGTTGTTTTTACCACCCTTACCAAAAAGTTTATCTAAGGATGCCTTCATACCTTTAATTGGGTCATTCTTACTTCCCTTAAAAAGGTCTCCCAAACCTTTAGGCATCTTCCAGTTTTTAAATGGATTAGTCATTCCCTTAGGTAGCTTAAAATTCTTAAATGGATTATTAAGCCCTTTTGGTATTTTCCGATTTTTGAACGGATTCGACATGTTTTTAGGCAAATTAAAGCCTTTGAGGGGGTTCTCTAATCCCTTAGGAAGTTTCCAATCTTTGAACGGATTTTTGAGGTTAAGACCCTTAAATGATTTACTAATGTCAGGCATTTCAATATTCTTAAAGGCCTTACCTATATCGGGCATCTTAACACCCTTAAACATTTTAGAAAAATCGGGCATTTTACCTTTTAGTCCATCGAACATCTTAGATGGGTTAAATTTCCTAAAAATATTAGGTAATTTGGCACCTTTTATACTTCCATCGGTACCTGCAACTCCTAACTTCATTCCTCCCGTTAAGAAGCTTTTCCAATCAAAATCTTTTGAGCCATTCTTAACATTCTTCATAAAGTCTTGAAGTTGCTTCTGACCTGCTCCAGTTTTCATATTCCCTAAATTCTTAAAGAATTTTGATGCCTTAGTAAGTGAATTCTTTCCAGGTGCTTTTTGCTGGTACCATGGTTTGTCGTCTTCTTTGTTTTCTTTTTGGCTTGATTGTTTTTTAGGCTTATTTCTCTCTCTTCCACGTGAATCTAATTCTTTATCATTATATTTTTGCGCATTGTCTCTTTGCTGTTTTGCTTTCTTTGAGCCTGTTTTGCCAAAGAAACCATCATTATATAATTGATCAAGAATATCATCTGTCGCTTTTTCCCCATGATTCTTCCTCAGGTTCTGAATAGCATCTTTAACATCTTTGTTCTTAGTATTACCTTTATTTAACCTAAGCATTAATTGAGCATAACTCAATCCTCTTCCAAATTGCGCGTCACTTTTAATGCTCCCATCGCCCAAAGCATTTACTAAGGAATAAGGGTCACTAGAACCTTTTACACCTTTTAAATCAGAAATAAAGTTAGGTAGATTCAACTCCCCTTTTGAATTCATCCAATTATATCCCTGGAATTGCTTGGATTTCATCATCATAGACCCTTCAATTCGAGCCTGTTGAGTTGTATCTAGAACACCTTGATCATTTATTAATGCTTGTGCAGCTGCCGTTGGATGCCCTTGCAAGTATTTCGTATTTTGTTCCATGACGGCATTCCATGACTTTCCATAAGTAGCATAAAAGTCAGGATCAACATTTAACAGTTCTCTACCATTAATTTGGTTACCCATTATATTGACAAATGATGCCCCAGATCCGTCATACGCTTTAACTCGCTTCTTTGCTGCTGTCGAAGAATAACCATTGGCCTCCAAGATATCCTGCATTGTTCCTTGTTGTTTTTTTAGGTTATCCTTAAATGACTTTTGAGCGTTATAAAATGCTTGGATTTGATTTGCATTCCATTCTCTTGTCTTTGAAGAAATTCCCTCAAGTCCTTTAACGTTCTTTGCTAAATACTTTTGCTGATCTTTAGTCAATGTTAATTGATTCTTACCAAGATTGTTATTCTTATTCATAATCTTATTAACATCGTTCCAGATCTTATTTGCTCGAGCAGCAGCCTGAAGATTAACTGACTGCGCAGACTGCACCTTATTTAATTGTCCTCTGGTCATTCTTCGATAATCAGACTTATCAAAAACACCAGAGTTTATAGCAGAAGATAATTTCTTATATTGCCCTCGAATGGCATCTCCATAATCCTCATAATTCTGCGCCCATTCTTGATATTGTTCAGAATTTCTTGCCTTATTTAACGCCTTAATTCTAGCTTCAGATTCTTTTTTGTCATATTTCCTATCAATATCCGACGCTTTTGATGGAAGAGAATTATATTTGTCATCTTTACGTTGTTTCTCGAGCCGTCTTTGCTCTTTAAGATATTCATTATTAGATTTGAGAATCTTCCCTCTTTGTTTTTCCCAATCTAATTCTTTGCCAGCTTTATTCTCCTTGTCAATATCCTTTGTGCCAGCCTTAAGCTGCTCCATATTAACATCGTGAATTGCTGACTTAAGATCATTCCATTGACTCCGTAATAGTTCAATATTATTAGTATCTGCTCGAAGTTTAAGTCCATTCGCTTTAGCTATAGAATTAAATTCTTTTCTAAACTTACTCCAGTCCTGCTTTGAAAGTTGATTAGAACCATCTGTTACCCCGTCTAAAGCTTTCTTCAGTCCTGTTAGACCCTTTGTAGACTTCTCGGCCGTACCATTAAAAAGTACATTTTTTTGTAGATTCCCATTTGTCTCAGATATGGTACCGTGTATCTTCTGCATAGACTTATCAAAAGCTTCTGCGTTAGCCTGAGCCGGTTTGATTGCATTCTGGATCAATTTCCATGGATGAACACCCATCATTTCTAAGGCTCCTGATGCAATAGTAATCGCATCAATACCTAAACCAACGACGCCAAGTCCACTACCAATTACTCCCAGTACACTACCAGCAACACCCATGACTTTTCCTAATTTAGCAGTTGCTTTAGTTCCTTTAGAAAGAGTCCCATTGGTGTCTTTTAGTTTTTGTTCTGCTCTACTAATTGCAGGAGTAACATTTGAATATGATTTTGCTAAATCTTCATTCTCTTTTGCAAGTTCCTTTGGAGCAAAATGAGTTGGATACTTCTTAGATAGACCATATTGTCTTCGGGCTCCACGTCTAGTTTGGAGGACGTTATTCTCTGGAATAGAGTATTTAATTAAACCTACGTCTTTACCTGTATACTCTCCCTTGGTTCTTCCTTTTGCATCTCTATCTAGCTTTGTTTTTGACTTAAAACCTTTGGCGTTTAAGCCATCTAATTCTGCTCTTAATTCACGAATTTTTGCCCTTAATTCAGAAACAGAACTTCCAACATTGGTGAATCTAGATTTAAGACTCTCGATTCCTTTTCCAGCATTTCCAATACTTGCAAAGCTTTTAACCATTCCCGTTATTGCATTACGTGCCATAACTATACCAGCAGTGATTGCACCCCATCTAATAGCTTGCGAGAATAGCTTATTTGAAGCAAGTTTATCTGCGATAGATCCGATGCCATTAAGACTTTGAAGAATTTGGGAAATTCCTTCTCTACCACCAGAGATATTATTTAAGAAGGACATCCATGTATTCTTTAATGAAGCTAGTTGGAATTCGATTGATTGTTTCTGTTTTTCAAATTCTTGATATGCAGAACCATGATCTTTATCTTTTAAATCAACCTGAGCTTGTGCTTCTTTCATGGCTTTACGCGCGGTTTTCCAATTATCCATTGTAGCTTGGAAAATGTTAGCATGGTTCGCTCCAGCGGCATATTGGGCAGCGGTGTTTTTGTCTTTACTATCTAACTTATCCCATTGCTTACCTAACTGATCCATAATTTGCCAAGTAGATTTCAACTTTCCATTGCTGTCAGTTAAATCAACACCCAACTTCTTAAAGAACGCTGCACGGGTTTGATCCTGCTTTGTTAATCCAGCACCCATTTTAGCAAGACGTGAACCAATCGTCTTATATGCGGTTCCAATCATATCTCCACCCGCACGAGTACCTTCTTGAGCAGCTGTAATAATACCTGTTAGTTGTGAGAACTTAGTTCCAGTAGCACCAACTGTTGAACTAGCTTTCTGATATGCAGCCCCCAAGTCATTCATTTCAATGGCATGTTTGTTAGAAACTTGGTTCATTGCGTTAATAATATCTTTGGACTTAATACCTTCTTTTCGGAAAGCTTTCATTGGCACAGACATATACCTAACCATGTCTTCTACAGGCACTTCACCAACGAAAGAACCCATAACTGACGCCTTTGCAAGACGATTTGATTGTTTAAGATTATATCCGGCTGTTGCCCATTGTTCTACAGCAGCAGCAAATTCTGGAGCAGTCTTACCAACTTCCGAAGCATCCTTATAGATATTCTTCTTCCATCTATTTACTGCTGCTTGACTGTCGGGAACAACTTTTGTAACTTTTGTAATGGCCTTATCAACTTCATTTAAGCCATTTACAACAGCAGCGGCTCCATATACACCATTTTGTAATACGTCCCAAGTGTTTAAGGTATTCACCATACCCGTAAAGGACTTTCTTCCTCGGCGTGCTTTTGCATCTGCTCGATCTGCGGCCTGAGCTCGCGTCATTCTAATTCTTGCGTCAGAAGCTTCTCTTAGATCTGATGCTTGAGATGCATACTTTGTTTTCCTTATAGCACTTTCAAGAGATCGCACCTTCTTTTCTGCCGCCCCAGCTTGTCTCTGAACTTCGGCAAATACATTGTCGCCTAAACCACCTTTTGCCAGGGTCATTTGCGCTTTAGTGACGTCATTTAATGCACTTTTATATCTCCTAAAGGCTTCTGCGTCTCTTTTTAACTGTTGTTCAATTTCAGTGTTCTTGAGAGTCATGCGAGCTTTGGGTTGTTCTCTGAAACCAAGAACATTTTTACTAATTTCTGAATCACTCAAGCCAGCCTTATTCGCAGCCATTCTATACCGCATTTCAGCTTGCTCTTGTTGTTTAGCAACTTGGCTAGCATAATGTTGTATATTTTGTCGAATACGTTCGTCACTAGCCTTAGCAGCCTGATTTTGGAGCTTTAAATACTCTTGTTGTGCTTTTTCAATAGCACGCTGTTGTGTTCGCATTTCCTTTTGCACATCAACCGCTGCTCGAGAATAATGACTTCTCGGGTTAGTATTCTCTAACTCTTTATTGGCTTTTCGCCGTGCCTCTTCGATGGACTTATCAAAGTCATGTCCACCCATATCAACGTTTAACTTAATTGGTTCATTTGCTAAACGTCTAATTTCTTTTAATTTACTGGACACCCGATTTAATTCGGACATTCCATGTACTTTAACATTTGCGTTTACTCTAAAGTTTTCTTTACCAAGAGCATTTCTTAGTTGGCGTTTGAGATTGCCAAGTTTGCCAACTTTTAATTTTACATTTGCGTCAACCTTAATATCCTTTAACCCACGAAGAGAACGTTGAATCTGATTTTCAATTTCTCCTGCTGTTGGGAGGTTAACTTTAACTTTTATTGACAGTTCTTTACTTGCCAATATATTTCACCCGCCTAAAAGAAATGATTTTGCGTTTGTACCATTCTTCTGCGGTTTAAATTATAAAATTGTTAATTAAAACTTTATAAAATGGATATTTTATTCTGAAAGCAATGCATCGATTTCTTTCAATGTTGCTGTTTCACTCTTCTTTTCCATATAGAAGCGTGCTGTTGTATCCATTGATTCGTGGTGTGCTAATTGCTTGGCTAATTCAATATTTTTTTGTCCAACTTGGTTTAATCGACTCTTACGAATACTGTGAGCTCTGAAATCACCGACACCAACAATTTCTCCTATTTTGCGAATACGGATTGACATGGCCTGTTTACTCATATGACCACCTAAACGATTAACAAAGAACGCATCTGTATCAATTCCATTATCTTCACGCCACTTAAGGAACTTCTTAATTAATTCCTTGGTTTCATTTGTGAATGGAACTTCCACTCGCTTTCCGCGCTTTTCTCTGATATCAACGAATTTATTTTCATCAAGTTTCAGATTAGACAAACTTAAGTTATATAATGCCCCGATACGACAAGCACTATAAAAAGCAATCTCCCAAATCAATCTATCTTGATAATCATATCTTGCTCCCTCAGGTTCTGCTTCTTCTTCAAGAGTTTTATAGATTTGATTAATCTTGTCTTCGTGTAAAAAGTGAACTGAAATCTTCTTTTCATCTTGAGCATTCTTAATACGGTCTAATTTTCCATCAAAAGGATGACTTCGAATCATTCCTCGCTTAGTTGCCCATAGGTAGAAACTGGATACAGCACTTAATTTAGTGTTAATGACTTTTTTACCATTACCACATTCATCGGCAAGGAAAGCCATATAGCCTTCCATTACATCGATCATTTCATCTTCTAACATATCTTCATCCAAAAGATAAAAATTGTCCCATTCTTCTGCAATATAACACATGAAGATATTCATATAAGAGTGATAAACCTTATATGTAGTATCTTTAACGTCAGAATTGTGAATGATTCGACTCTTAAGATAGCGCTCGTAAATCTTAATGTTTTTAGGATTTACTTTCGCCATTCTTGCTTTCGTAGCATATCTGACGATTTTTCTATCGCTTTTTGTTTGATACGTTAATCCTTCTTTTCGTTTCAAATGTATCCCCTCTTATGCGCCAGATACTTCAAACCCAGCAGCACGCAGAGCATCAGCAAGGAGTTTAGGAATTATTTCTACATATTTAGAAAAAGCATTATCAAAATAGTGAGTACCTTGATGTGGAACAAGTCCGCCACCACCATAGTTAAGGTATGCTGGCATTTCGTCATTGAATGGCTGAGACTGTACCCCCATATGTATTCCCCAGCTTTCAATTCCACCCCAGTCTCCATTTGCACTATTTCCTGTGCTAGGAGGACTCATACTCATGCGAGAACCATCCATTTCAATAGATAAACTAGTCCCACCACCCGTTACATTGATGGCATCTACTAACTCACCAGTTGAAACGTATCCTGGAGAAGCCCGACCTGCCGGCCAATCTTTCTCAACTAATTCTCTTAATATTTGATCTGCTACTTTTCTTATTTCACCCTGAAGCGCCTTAATACTTACAGAGCGAATTTCTCCTGCCAATCCTTCTAGGCCACTTATGTCTACGGTTAAAGTACCTTCAATAACAAAACTAGACATAATAACCTGCTATATAAAATGTGAACAAATATAATCATCAATTTGTTTTGATTACACTTGAGAAAGAATTATATAGTTTTCCTTTCTTAATTTTATTTACTACCGTCATCATTAGTGTTCTCATATCCTAACAAGAGGGTAATGACATTGACTAACTCTGATAGCTTCAGGGTGTAGCCCACCCCTTTAATTTTCCTTATGCCAAAGCCAAAAGATTTTGAACTGCATTCTCATCACGATCCATAACTGCACCACACTCATAACAAATATATTCATTATGTTTGGTGTGATGTTTTTGATTACCAGCTAATGTAATCTTATCTTCCTTAGTCTTGATGTGACCGCAGTCAGAACAACGTTGAGTACTAGGGTAGATTCTATCAGCCAAAATAAGCTTCCTCCCATACCATTCACACTTATATGTGAGAACTTGACGGAAATAACCAAACATTGACCGTTGTAGTCCTTTAGAGGCCACATGACTCATCTGCATATTCTTAACTGCCAAGTCTTCAATCACAACTGTGTCATTTTCATTGATTAACTTAGTCGTAAACTTTTGAATCAAATCGTGCTGAATATTAGTAGCCTTACGATAATCACGTTGCAACTTGGCTTTCGTTACAAGATAATTATTACTTTGACTTGCTTCCTTACCATTCACTATTCGTTTACGGGCTAGTTGACGCTGATAGTGCTTGATGCGCTCATACAACTTACGCAATCTTTTAGGATAAGTATTAACCTTACCTTCTGTGTAATTCATATGTCCTACGTTGACATCGACAGCAGTTTTGAAATTAGTTGCAGGCTTTTTAGTGACATTCACTCCAAAAGGTAATGTTGCCCAATATTTATTATTTTCATGAAATACTGAAACAACTTTCAAATCACCTTCTAATGACTTCGCGCCAACCATTTTAATATCTGCCCATTCTTTAACGCCTCGAGGTTTATCCAAGCGTAATTTCCCATTGACAACCTTGGCCCGATCAGTTTTAAAGCCCTGTCTTGGCTCTTTTTTAGACTTGAAATGTGGCATTCCCCAATCTGGCAAAGCTTTATTAAAAAAGTTTTGCCATGCTTTCCCTAAATCAGAAATTGCGAGTTGTAAGCAACGAGCTGAAAGATTATATTGCCAATCAGCCTTATCTGCCACTAGAGTATTACGTACTTTTCTTTCATTAGGATATAATTTTTTGTCATCCATAATCAAAGATTCGTCATACATAGCGTTCCATAAGGCTAACCCTTGATTCCAGCAGTAGCGACGATAATCGCATAGTTTATCGAGATGTTTTCTCATTGTCTGATTTGGATATAGTCTCACTATTTCTGTTCGTATCACTTATTTCACCACCTTTTAAGGCAACCCTTCTATCCAAAGCCAATTTATTAAGTATATTTAGATCATCAATAAGTTCTGCCTTGTTAGCTGATTCAATCTTATGTAACTCAATCTGTTCCATATCATTAAAATTAGGCAGTTCGATATGCTTCGACTTACCAATATATTGTAGATATTGTTCTTCTGTATAATATCTTCGATTGGTTGGCGTTCTATACGCTTTTAGAATTCCCTTATTATCCCAACGTTGAAGTGTCAAAACTGTGACCCCTAACTTTTCAGCCATTTCTTTTGGTTTTAATATCTTGGACATAATATTCACCTCACATTTCCTTTCTGCGAATATTATATCACTTTTGATTATATTTGATCACATTTTATTTAATCATTAATAACCTCCTTGTTTAAAATCAAAAATAGCGTAAGCAAAAAGATGGACTATCTCCTGTCCATTTCATTACTTGCGCTATTTTTATGTACCATTTTATTTTTATTAACCAGCTTGTTTTTCGGAAGTTTGCGACTCTTCCTCTGGTTTTGCGTTTGCGTTTTCTTTTTCTTCAGCTTGTTTAATAGCCGTTTCCATCTTAACGATCTTATCTGATTGCTTATTGATCTCTTCGATTTGCTTACGTCCCTCGTCAGTCTTAGACTGTTTAGAAATAAACATAGCTAAAGCACTATCAGAAATCTCTTCGGTTTGATCTACCATATTACGTAATTCTAGATTATTCTTAAAGTTCATAATCATTAACGTATAGATATTCGTTACTACACTTGAAAGAACTGATGTAATCAAACTTAATTCCACTGTAGGATTTTCAATAATTTGAGCCATTTCCTCATCAGTCATTTCTGGATCAATTTCCAAATCTGTAAGAAGAGGAATTAGTTCCTTTAAGATTGTAGTTCCATTAATATCTAATAGATTTTCATCGGCATTTTCTTGGTTAAATGCGTCTACCATTTCTTTAAGCTGCATTATCTTATTAACGTCATCTTTTGACGGTTCAAAGATTGTAACAGCACCCGTAGGTGTATTAATAACCTCAAGAATTTGTCGATTATTTGGATCATTATAAAAACTATTAAATTGTACCAATTGTGTACTCCGTTTCCCGTTCGTACCACACCGATTATTCTACCAAATTATGCAAGCGCTGTCACAAAATTGCATCTATCGGTAACATTTTTTATTTCTTTTCTGTCTTAAAAGGAACTTCCACAGGCGTTGGATCGCTTAATACTCCAACCAATCCAAGAATAGTTAAGACTGTATTAGCAAGTCCAACAAAAGCAGTCACATCACCCTTGGGTTGAATTCCAAAGCAGGCAAATACCTGTTGAACGAATACAATGATTAGTGCTACCAAACCACTAATGATCTTCCCGTTAAGTGTTCCATCTGGCTTAACTACCTTATTTTTAATTAGATTCAATGCTTTTTTCATTTTATTTACCTCTTTAGAATGGCGGGTGAATCCAAGATAAAACTGCAATTGCGGCACTGATAATGGCACCAATGGCAGTTCGTTGTGTCCACTTTCGACCTTCCTTAAGTTCTTCAACTGCCGCGGAAAGCTCAACAATTTTTCCTTCATTCTTTTCACTTAAATGAATCGCCTCTTCCGCTTTGCGATCTGTATCTTCAACTTTTTTCAATCTCTCGTCAATTCGACCGACTTTTTCGTGAATCTCCATTAGTAGTTCAAGCTCTTTATCTTTGTCCATGCTGTCACCACCGATCATAGCCGCCCCTAATTAAGGAACTGTGAATTTCTTAGGCGACGAAATATCCAGTATATTAGGTATTATCGAAAACCAAATATGCTGGTAAAATCCTTGTTTTACTTGATGTCTTTCTTTTCAGGATCGGTAGTTTTTTTATCAGCTTCAATTTCTGCATCGATAGC